AGTGTCACAATCGGGATCCCATGCTCCACATTCGCAATCACATCCATCTTTCGAACCATAAAAAAGAGGATTGCATCTCCATGTTGCGGGTATAATACTTCGGGTATATGTATTGCTATAATTGCCCCAAGGAGCACCATCGATATCCGTGTCATTTGAGAAATAAAATTGGGGGTGATGAACGGCTACTCCAGCCTGAATTTGTAGTAACTTGCGTTCGCTAAGAACTTGGTGTCGCAACGCACAAATCGGTTCATTCTGTAGCCCCGGAATACATATATCATCATGGTTAGGGCATCCGAGTGATACCGCCTCAAATGGATTACAATCAGGATCAAAAGCGCCACAGTTACACTGACAACCGTCGGCCGTGCCGTATTGCTCTGGTTTGCATGTCCATTCTTGTGGGATTTCTGCTTGATTTCGAATTGTGACTTCATACTTATCATCTACCCTCGGGCGTACGCCAAGGACTTGGTATAGATAAGTAGAATAAGCGCAAGTAAAGGTCCAACATACATTATTACGACCATTTCGAGGTAGCCAAGACCAAGTGGTCGGATTACAAGTAATGGATGTAAGTCCGCCAGATATGAGACCATATTGCGCAGTACTCCATCCGGCATTTACTAATGCGGCAATGGCGGAACGTTCTTGACGCGCAGAAGCCGCTTGGGCAACTCTACCTTGTAACTCTCCAACAAACCAAGAACTGCATCTATAAACTCCACCTGGGTTAGTTGATTCGTCTCTCAAACTGCCTCCATTTCCATTCTCATATCCAATATCTCTCCATTGTGTAAATGGTGTCCGACTACCGCAGTTGGTAGCTTGTGCGCAAGAAAAGTCCATTTGTACCCAAGTATGGAATGGGATAGAAGTAGAACGACAGATTTTGGCGGCGTCGGTTGTAAAAGACTCATGAGGTATCACACCTAGACATAAAAATAAAAGCACCAACATAGGATGTTGTATATGTATTGTCTTCATTTCCATATTTTATATAGTTTACTTACAATTTATATAGTTTACTTACAATAAAATATGGAATAAAAGTAATATTGTAATATACTAGTAGTATTACAATATAAGGACGATGAACGCATTCAAAAACATGATTCGGAATAATTTAGCAGGAGCGGCGATTTTGTTATACGTCGTTGTATTTATGCTGGTTCAATACATGAATCCGTCGTTCCTGTACAATGAAGACGGCAGTCTGCGGGAGTTCGGCATCGGTTATTCGAGTAAAACGGTTCTGCCGATTTGGTTGGTGGCGATTATATTAGGAATTCTCTCATATTTAACAGTTTTTTATATCTCGCGGCCGGCGATGAGGGTGTTCGTGTAGTTCAAACTCCGGTCGTTCCACCTCCGCGATGCTTCGGTTCCACACTCTTCGTTCTCACCCTGTCTCGCGTCGCTCCAGTCGTTCCACCTCCGCGATGCTTCGGTTCCACTCCCTCTCGCTCCGCTCGTAGCCCCCCCCTCTATTTTATTACGATTTCATAAATCACAACAAAACATGTCGACGCGAAACGCGAGAGATACAAGCGGAAGTGGAGGGAGTGGAACCGAAGCATCGCGGAGGTGGAACGACCGCATCGACGCGAGTTAGGGGGCGGAGCGTCGCTACGCTCCGCTTCAAGCCGTAACCGTCATCACTTTATTCTTCACCGCATCATCCTTCTTCTTCGCATCGTCTTGCTTCTCCTTAAGCACCTGTGCGCGTATCTTCTGTTGCTCGGGCGTAAATGAACAACCTATATTCAGTAAATAATTGTAACTAATACTAACAACAAGCATACCGCACAATACTAACCAAACAAACTCACCGACAACCGATTTCATGATTAAAAACTTCCGGATTTTCTCCAAGTCATCTACTTTCGCCGACGGGCGGATGAGACGCGACTCTTTGAAACTGTCCCAGAAACGGTCGAGGTTGCCAAGATTTAGCTCGTTAAGAAGGATAGACTGGTCGGTATAAATTTGCTCTAAAGCCCGTCCAATATCGCGTTTATTCTTCACTTCATCCGCGGGTACATCTGCGCTGTCTTGGAGTCCTCCATCGCTGCCTCCAGTTTGCGCCGCCCCCGTCTTCGCCGGTGTCAAATCAAACTGCGGTGTCAATATATTGTTAAATACGTCTTTCAAATCGGTTACGACCGACACAAATATATACCCGAATGTATTACTGAACGGCGAGAGCCAGCCCGGAAACACAATAAGCGCCGCTTTTAAAACCCCCAATACTAAGAACCACGGTAATATAGTTGCGATTACCGCGGTTTTCTCTTGGTCAAACCCGCATATATCTTTCGACATCGCAAGATTGATGAAATACTCGCCGATGATGAGGACGAGGAAAAAGAGGAATGTTATACCGCCACTTAATACACCGCTTTTGGTATATTTATAATAGGAATATGCGGCAAATACGGCCAAAAAGAATAAAATCGCGACCGACGAACTTAATTCCGCCATTGTAGTAATTACATTATACATCGATTATTATACTGGTGAATGTTACGCCGTTCTTGCGTTCGCGTCCTTTCCTTATTTTTTCATAGTATAGTAGCAGCAGCCGCATAACCGCATAACCGCATAACCGCATAATAGAATGGACCATAACGCCCCCGCACCCACTCTAACCGAACCCGGCGTGCGGTATTTCTTAAGCAAATCTCTCGAGCAGTGCCATAAAGTTAAGGATTATTATCATACGCGGACATTCAATTTCATCATGAGTATCGCATTTTTCGTGTGTTTAGGCATGTTTTTATATCTTCGTTACAAAGGCAAGCCGACCCATGAAGAAGTCGAGGCAAAGAAGCGAGACCAACAAGCGTATATTCTCTCGAAGTTGAAGATGGTAAATGCGACACATTACGCTCAAAGTAAAGGAATCCCGATGGATTGTCGTGTTCATCCTGCGGGGAATGGGATGGGAATGCTCACGAATTTACCAGTCTGGAAAAGTCCAGATGAGGATTATTGGAAGCGTGATTACGCATAGCGAAGCGGAGCGGAGCCAACGCCATAATTCTATCTATACTAATTATAGTAGTATAACACCGATATCATGGCGACACAAGCATCAGTATATCAAGATTTACACGCGGCGATTCAAGAACGTGCGCGACAATATGGCGGCGGCGCAGCCGCATCTCGTATCGCCGAGCAGAGGCGCGCACAAGACACACGCGATAATCTGAAAAAGGCAACCCGTGTGCTCTTGGAAGTAACGAAGAAACAGGAAGACGCCCTTAAAAAGCATCTTCAGCGCGCAGCCGACCCCAACGATTTCCGCGGTATGGTCTACCCATACCAGCTCATTCCAGAGGAAGAACGCAATAAAATCAACGACGCAATTCACGGATATTACTCTTTGAAGGAAAAATACAATTCCGCGCTTGAAAAACGGCGCCAACGTCTAATGAACGACCCCGTTATCAATTGGAAATCCCTTTCCGCTCAGCAAAAAGCCAAACGTCTCGCCATTATCAAACCCGCATGTATTGTATGTAAGCAGGAAGGCGGCTCGATTTTCACCGAGACCGACGGCAAACTAAAGGCCATATGCGGAAATATCTCTCAGCCATGCGGATTTCATATCGAAGTCGCCCGCGGAAAATACATAAGTTTAGAAACATTGATGAATGAATCGCTGGAGGAGGTCCGCGCGACCAAGGACGAAATAATACGGATGAAGCTCGACCTTTTATTCCAGTTCATAAACGAAGACGAGCTCGTTGAGCAATTCGACGCGGTTCAGCATAAATTACAGGAGCAGCTCAAAATGTATGCCGAGTTTCGCACATATTACCTGAGTGTTACGGATAACGATGATATTCAGAAGGATACAGATACACACACGCGTGTTATTTCCGAGAAGGTCGCGCAGATTAAGGAATTTATGACCGAGTTCCGCGACTCAGAATGGAAGAATCGTAGCATCATCGATGATATCCTTGTGCTTTATCAGCAAGATATTGAGCCGGCATTTATGAAGTTGCGAGAGACGAAGTACGTTTATTCACAAGTGGAAACCGCCGAAAACGCGGATGGCGCGCTCGTCCAGATGTATAATGATCGCGAATTCTATCTCACGCAGAAGAAATATAGCTATCATGAGCTCTACATGCCAGTGATCATGCCCATGTGGATTGCGGATAACCGGATAGTGAGTAGCCCCGTAGGGGCGGTTCGTCTGCCCAGTAGCATCAGCAGCAGCAGCAGCAGCAGCAGCAGCAGCAGCAGCAGCAGCAGCAGCCAAGTGTCACGAGCATAGAAGATTATTATCACCATATAATATACGAAGTAACGACCGCAAATGTTAGACATATTCAAACATATTTCCCTTCCGATATTCATCGTAAGCCTTTCTATTGGGCTATTCTACGTTTATATCTCGGTGCCCAACCCTAAGATTATCTACGTGTATCCGACCCCCGACAATATCCGCAATTTCCAATTTAAAGACAACGCCGATAATTGTTTTTCATTCAACGCGAAGGAGGTGTCGTGCGCGAGCGCGAAAGGACAAATCAAAAAGATACCGGTTCAGTAGCGGAGCGGAGCGGAGTGAAACGGAGCCGACGACGCCGACCGACACGAATTTATATCTGTATATATTAGAATACTTATTGTAACACCCACGAATAAATAATATGGGTTTCCAGCGACTGCTTCATACCGAAACTGGGCGTATTATTATCTCGATTGTGCTTGGTCTAGGCATCGCATCGCTTTTTCGCAAGGTTTGTAAGGACCGGTCGTGTATTAGTTTTCGCGCACCGCCTCTCAAAGATTTAGAGAAAGACACGTATAAGTTGGATGACAAGTGTTATGAATATAAGACAAAGGCGGTGAAATGCGAGGCGGGGAAGAAGGAAGTGAAACTTTCGAAATAAAATTAGACAAGCTGGACGACGCGAGACGCGTTAAAATGACAGGTCTTCGTTCTTGACATATGTATATATCATCATTTTTATATACATATTTAGTATTTCCATCAATGAGTGACACAACCAGTATTGATGACCTCCCTTTAAGTAGTCAAACACCGAGTAATGCCTATGGCGGCGGCGGTGGGGGTGCCAATAGCGGTGCGCCACTTATTTACTCACCGAATGTAGGCGGCGACCCGTTATCATCGCATGGTCCGACACAAATCCCCGGAAACGTAATGAATGAAGTCATGCATGGCGTACAACGCGCTAGCGCCAACGGTATGACGATGATACCCACGAGAGATATCCCGATGAACCCGAACGCATTTACACATGACGACCAAGCACGACCGAATTATGTCCCGCAACCGCAGCAGTCAATGTCGGCATCACACGGCGGCGGCGGCGGCGGCGGAGATTATATCATGGAACATACGTCGATGGACAGTATCGTCCGCGCCAACGCGCGCCAGTCGAATCAGCTCGACACTATTGAGGCGATTTATTACGACTTTCAGATGCCGATTCTTATCGGTGTTCTCTATTTCATATTCCAGATGCCTGTTTTCCGCGCACAGCTGCTCCATTTCCTGCCGTCATTATTCGGCGAAGACGGGAATTTCAAAATCATGGGTCTAACTGCGACGAGCGCGATGTTTGCGGGGACATTTTTCGTAATTATGAAGATATTCAACAAATTGGGAGAAGGGTTCAGGTGAGCTCCGCTCCGCCCCGCGCCTTTTTCCGCGTCTTCTTCGCACCTGTCGCCTTCTCCTTCGCACCCGTTGCCTTCGCCCCCGCACCCGCACCCGCATGTTCATACGGTATATAGCGCAAAAACCATTCCTCGAATTCCTGCGAATCACGCTTTCCTTTCAACTCTTCGTACTTCTCCGTTTTCTCGAACCGCATAGACTCCAACGTCGGTTGTTTTCCGTAACAATTAATACTGAAACGCCGTAATAATCCGGTCTGTTTCAGACGGTTATGTTGCTGAACATCGAAGAGAAATTGCGACATACAAAGAATGCGGTTGATGTCGTAGTATACGCGATTGGCATAAATGAACGCCAGATAAAAACTCAACATTGTATCGATGGTCGCAATACGTATTGTCGCACTGGCGCCGCTGCCACCACCGCCGCCACCACCGCCGTCAATCCGTATTGTATTATAACTGTGACATGCCAGCGGCTTATACAAAAACGCAATTACTTCATCGCCGACACGAATATCATAATGCTCGGAAATGACCTCGCCGACACCTGCGTGCTTCGTATATTTGACATCTTTGTAATTATGCGCGGTAAGCTCACGGACGACCTCTTCGCACAATTCGCGCGGATCTTCTGAGAGAATATCAAAGTCGGGGATTTTTTGGACGATGCGGCGTTGGTGTTTGGGCATATACCGCGAGTATAAGATATTCGCATACCCGCCGAAGAATACCGCGCGGTTTTTGATAAATACATCACGGACGATATTATAGATATTGGTTTCGGCGAGTTCCTTCTCTCGATTGCTGCTGTATGATAGCCGCGATGTATTGACGGAATATTCTTGTGATTGATTTTCTTTCGAGGGCGACCGAGACCGAGAACGAGACCGAGACCGAGACCGAGACCGAGACGTACTGGTCGTCGGCGTCGGCGGCGCGTCCGCGTCTAATTCGCGTGTTTTCATAGAATACAATACAAATGTATCATCCTTACCAAACAATCTCTCGTAGGTCGCCATCAACCTATATCGGTGCGTGACTTTATCCTCTTCTATAGTATATTTAAAATCACCGATAGTCTCTTCGTGCGATGAAACCGTGTGATACAAATGCTTCATATATTTACTCAAATCATGATATTTACGTATGATTTGACTGACAGCTTTACGTTTGTGTGCTTTTGCGCTGCTGCCACCGCCGCCTCCTCGCTTCACTGTCCGCGACTTCGATGCCGACTTCGATGCCGACCGCGACCTCGTTTTTGAAATACTAACTTCCCCCGTATTCGACGAAGTAGCACCATCAAACCCGCGCTGATACTCTATTTTATCGCAATCATAGCCTTTCAGCGGATAATGCGTATTCAATAGAGTTAGACGTTTCTGGACTTTTTCCCACCGCGAGACATCGCCGTCGGGGCGCGAGAGCTCGAGATACATCGCCATACGAAGAAAGTCGGGGGGCGCATACCGAATATCCTTTTTAACGATTGCGTCACGAGAGATCGCCTTGAATAAATCGGGCTCCATCTGCGTAATGTCGGCAATTCCCGTGAAATTCACGAAGACTTTGTATGTTCCATGATGAACACCGGATTTTGCTTCGACATCCTCATAGCCTGCCTTGTAATAAATATCCGCGAGCTCCTTCGCATGATCAAGCGCATTATCAGAATAAAAATCGTAGTCGGGAAGCTCGACGTCTTTATTATAAAACTGTGCGTCTTCGGGGAGGATATTATTGATGGCAGTTCCGCCGTAACATACGAGCTTTTTGTCTGCGATGAATTTCTCTACGATGGATATAATTTTTTGGACTTTGGGGTCCTGTATGACCTTTTCGCCCTTTCGTTTTTCAACCAAATCAACGGCGTTGCGCAGGATTTCGAGCTCTTTTTCTTCAAACGAAACGTCTTTATCGCCGCGGTTGGGCTTTTTACGCGACATACAACGTACCTAAAATAATATGATTACGCTTATCATATGATTAGAAAATAATACTGGTGTTCCACGGAACGTTTCGCAATGACCCTTGAGGTAGTCGCTACGAAGACCCAAGCAATGGAGTAAATGCTATATTGTTGAGTGTATATGACGAACTATAATGATTGGGGGGGGGGTAATGTGCGGAGTAAATGCTATATTGTTGAGTGTATATGGCGAACTATAATGATTGGGGTAATTTGCGGAGTGAGTGGAGCCTAACCCTCGCGGTTCGGCGAAACAAACGTAGTAAATTACATTATATGTCAAACTTGACGCCGCCCGCCGCCTCAACTGGACGAGATTCCATGGACGCCTTCGGGTTGGGAGGCGCCGGCGGAGCAATCGTAATCGGAACATACCGCAAATCCTCCGGTTTCAAAATGAACGCATACCCGACTGACGCAAACTTATCTTCATACGCTTTGAGTTTCTCATCACGCACCTCTTCTTGAAAACACATCGCCGCGATTTGACACCCCCACGTGTATGGACCGTTATGTCCGTCATTGATTGGCCTGCCTCCTTTATCTGGAATAACAAGACACATATTCTTCTTATTTGAATCCTTGAATGTTTGCGGGTCGGCCACATTCTTCACGCCAAAGTACGTATATTTCGAGAGAAAAAGCGAATTTGAACTCATATTCATCAACTCGAACAGTTTGGTATTTCGGTAAATCGGATTGGTTCCATCCACCATGAGTATGATTTTCCCCTTGAAGTCTAATAGGTTTTCATTCCCTAAATCCTTCGTCTGGTACTCACGTCCATACTTTGGCCCCAAGAGGTTTCGAGCCATTGTTTTACTCTGAGAGATTATCTTCGCCAGATTATCATACATGGTGACATTTCGCGACATGATGCGCATATGGATAATAAAGGGGTCGCCAGGGTTCGGGCATTTCGAACCGGAAAAGACATAACTACCCAATACCTCGAATGCGTCGCTTACTGGAATATGATTGAACGTTTCCTTGTAATTGAATGAATTCACCGATGATGATGCGATGACTGGCTGGTTCTCTACCGAAAACACCTCAAAGTCGATAAACCGGCAACCGCGTGCGATGACATATAATAGCGCGTCCATGCTCACGTTGGAATTCTTGAATTTATCGGGATTGAATGCGTTATATGCGGATTTAATATAATAATCGCGCAACTTGAATTTACTTTGACTATCAGCCGGATTAATTGACGTGATGTTTTTATCGATGAACTCTTTTGTCTCTTCATTCATGGCTTCCAACCCTTCTTTTACTGCGTTGATTGGCTTATCCGTAGTTGGTGCGGCTACCGGAGGAGGCGGCGCGGTCGTGGTCGTCGTCGTCGTCGTCGTCGTGGGCGCGGTCGTATTGAACGTATCAAGTGTGGTTGCCGCCTTCTTACGCTGATTAATCGTCATTTCATTTTCGGGTGTTTCAACTGTAAAATTCTCCGTGGATAATACTGGTGTTTCGGTCTTGTAATTTTTGAGTAGGCCTTTTATTTGGGTCATAAGTTCAGGTTCTGCCGCCGCCGCCGCCGCCGACACCGCCGCCGCTTTGGCCTTCTTCGCGCGGTCGTCGGCCTCGAATCCCTCCTGTATTGCCGCCTTTGCTTGATAACATCGGGTTTTAATGAGCTCTGATATCTTCCATATTGCAAAAACGATTATAATGAGGCCGATGAATACGAATTCTATTTGGTTTTGTTTCATTATGTTGTATATAATATGAGATTTTTATATATTATGGTATATAAAGTAATATATAACATAATATATAACGTAATATCAATCCCGCCGCAGACAAAAGTAAATACTAAATGACTGGTGGTTTATTGAATCTGGTCGCTACAGGCAATCAAAATGTTATTCTCAACGGCAACCCCAAAAAGTCGTTTTTCAAAAGTACATACCTTAAATATACGAATTTCGGTCTTCAAAAGTTTAGAGTTGATTTCGATGGTCAGAAGAAGTTGCGTATGACCGAAGAGTCCAAATTCACATTCTATATACCGAGATATGCGGAACTACTGATGGATACGTATATTTGCGTGACACTGCCGTCGATCTGGAGCCCGATTCATCCTCCGGCGCGTCTCGAAGATATGTGGGCGCCGTATGAGTACCGGTGGATTGAAAATCTGGGCACGCAAATGGTGAAGGAAATCGTGATTTCGGTCGGCGGTATGACCCTCCAGCGTTTCACCGGCAATAATTTGATGTCGATTGTCGAGCGCGACCTCGATAATACCAAGCGCGAATTATATAATGAAATGACGGGACACGTGCCTGAGTTATACAATCCGGGCTGTTCCGGCGCACGATTGAACCAGTATCCGAACGCCTATCGCACCGGTAACGTCGCTGGGTCAGAACCGTCGATTCGTGGGCGAAAACTATACATTCCCATCAACGCATGGTTCACCCTGTCGTCTAAGATGGCATTTCCGCTCGTATGCCTTCAATATAATCAACTTCAAATTGATGTGACGCTACGGCCTGTGAGTGAGTTATTCACGATACGCGATGTGGGCGACCCAGGCAATTACTGGCCGGTGGTTCAGCCAGATTTTACGAATCCGCTCCATCAGATGTGGCGGTTCTTATACCCGCCACCAAGTATCGATTTATCTCTCAATTCATATCCGAGTATTCGCACAGATTGGAATGCGGATGTTCATCTCATTGCGACATACTGCTTTCTCTCGGATGAAGAATCGAAGGTGTTCGCAGCCAACCAGCAGAAATACCTGATCAAATCGTATTATGACTGGGTGTTTAACGATGTAACCGGTAATCGAAAAATCAAAATAGAGAATTCGATGGGAATGGTGGCGTCATGGACGATGTTCTTCCAGAGGAGCGATGTAAATATGCGAAATGAATGGAGCAATTATACGAACTGGCCTTATGGCTATTTGCCGTATGATATTATTCCAGC